TTCGCACCACTCAAGCAGCCACTTCCATGAGACATCCTCTCTGCCAAGCTCAAAGTCTTCTCTTGCCCAAAGCATGAAGCAGATAACGTTTTTCTGCGCTCCGAAAAAATCATTTAGGAGCAGAAGCAAATCACGGTCAGTCATTCAATCCTCCAGCAACGAAAAGAACGGTCAGGCATCAGTCGCACAGTGAATTTCGTTCCGTGCTCTTTACCGTGCCTATAGGCCGCAATACTGACAGCAATACGGCTAACGCCCTCCGGCACAGCAAAACTGTCTCCGACCTCCATCTGCGCGAACGGATAGCGCTTCGGCATCGGCACGTTTTTCTCAATACGGGGCTGGTTCATAGTTGTCCTTCGATGGGTTGAACTTGGCCGGCGCATCCGGTTGGCCGGGTTTGTCAAGAGGGTTGGGAAAGGGAGGGAAAGGCCAGTTCATGCTACCTCCGTTGCGAGGATGGCTTCCAGGGCCTTGACCAGATCCTTCGCCGACTCGCGGCTCATGCTGGTGGAGCAGTGACCACCAATGATGTGGACAGACAAGAAGATCTCTTGCTTGTCATCATCGCCCTTGCCGCCCTCAACGAAGATGTTTGAGTACTCTTTTGCTTTGATATGAATTGATTCCATTTTTAACTCCTTGTTAAACCTGCTTGATTGCAGTGATTGGGATTCTAACTCTAAGTTACAAGTCAATGCAAGCGTTGGCACGTACTGCTACCAGCCTGCGCCCTGACATCCAGGGCGGCGCTGACCTTAGCGTCAATCACCCTGGACATAGTCTTCATGAATTTGTCGGTGTCTCCATGGTCACGCATGATCATCAGCAAGCACATAGCCAGCATGCTGGTAGCCAGGTCGCTCGAGACACTGAGCGTTACCGTAGTTCCATGCTTGTCCACCATCCTGTCCAAGTAGCGCTGCACGAAGGGCTCAATCCGAGCCAACAGCACTGCGATTTCTTTGATCTCCTTATCATGCTCCATACAGCCTCCAGAAAAATAGATCAGCAATCAGCACAATGATTGCCAAGGCATAAATGGCCATGAATGCTTTGTCAAGTGCGCTGTATTTGCTCATGATGGCCTCTGGCTTGGGATGCGGTTCAAAATCGCTTCTGAGGCGTTTTTCAGGGCTGTGGCTATTTCCCCCTCATCCTCCTGGTCTGCGAGGCTCCTGACCAGATCTGAGCAGGCTTGGCGCTCAATGAAGATGGCCTTCTTGCTGGTCTCAATTGCCACCGTCATGATTTCGGCCTTTGCGACCGCCAGGGCAGAGTCGAACTCCTGTTGGGTAAAGAACGTCACAGCGCCGCTGTTGCCTAAGATTTGGCGGGCCAGGCCGCTCAGTTCTTTCTTCTCGCTCATTTGATCCTCGCTACGTTTGCCCGACGCAGGGCCTCTTCATACTTCTGCTTGCCGTGGTCATCCAACCGGCGCATCGGCAGTTCCTGGAAATACTTCCACTTCTGCTGGTACTCAGCCTGCTCGCTGGGCGGCACCCAGCCCAGCATGCGCCAGCGTATCGTGATGTCAGTGCCCGCGGGCGTCCATACGTATCCGTGATTCATGCTTGCTCCTTCTCGCCCTGCACGGGCTCCTCGTAAGTCACAACGCAAAAGTCAGAACGGTAAGTGTTGATCACCACCGTATTGAGTTCAACGGCAAACTTGCGCTGCACGTACTCCAAGATGATCTTCTCAACATCAGACTCTGTGAAACATACTTTCATGGTGTTCTCCTGATGGGGGCCGAGGCCCCCAGTTGATTAAGCAGTGGCTGCGACTTTGATGACAGCGACAGTCTCGCCGCGGAACTGCTCGGCCTGCTCGGCGGTGATGCCGAAATGAGCGCACAGGGCCTCGAGGTCGATGGAACCCTTGCGGTTCTCAATGGTTACGCGAACACCGTACTTCTCGCCGCGGTGCTTGCCTTCGCCATAAGTGTTGGCGATGGAGTCCTTGAGGGACTTGCACTTGGCGGTCAAATCCTTGACCTGCTTGTCGAGCACGGCCAGCGTGTCGATCTCGTTGGACAGGCTCTCAACAGTGGCGAGGGCCTGGATGGTGGCTTGAACTTCAGTCATTTGGATCTCCTAGATAAACCTGCAACGCTGCAGTGAGAAGGATTCTAACACGAAGTTAGATTCTGTCGTCAACAGGCTTTTTCAAGGATTTGACTAGGGGTTTTCACCTACTAAACTGATTAGTATTGACCAGGTTGCAGATCGTCACGTTTAGGGCGTCGATCTCGGTCATCTTGGCTATAGTCCAGGCTCTCTTCTGGCCATGCCAGCCCATCATGCTGCCCTGGTGGCAGGACTTGCACAGAGCCACCACCGTGTAGTGTGAGCCCTGCTTGATGTGATGGGCGTCCGAGGGGCCTGGCGTACCGCAGACGCTGCAGGGCAGTTCTTTGACGAGCGCTACATGCCGGCGCTCCTGGGCGTCCATCTTGCTGTTCACATCACAGCCTTGTCCATAGCCCTGTTGGACGCCTCTGTAGACCTCCAGCAGTCAATTCGGGCCTGGGCTGATACCAACCCCCACCGCAATGATTCCTCGGCCTCTACAGCCGCCTGTAGGCCCTTGAGGATCTCGAGGTAAGCCGGGTCGGCGTATGCCTCAATCTCCGCGGCCACTGCGGTCTTGGCGCGACCGTCAGTCTGTGCCGCCTTCATCAGCATTGCCTTTTGGCTTTTGCGGAATTCCTCAAGATAGACCCGATGGGCCTTGGCCTCCGCATACTTGCGCCCATGGGTGTACAGGTAGTCCACCGCATCATTGATGTCTTTTTGGTTCATGCCATCTCCTTGATTTTGTAGTCGTGAAACACTGCTCCGCGGGCCTTGTCTCCCACCTCGCAATTCTTGACCCATACCCGACTGCCGGTCTTCTTGATAAACCTCCAGTGGCCCCGGCGCTCATGCCAGCGTGGGCTTGCGTGTGTGCCGCCCTGTGGGTCATTCTTGGGCTTGGAAGACTCAATCACCACCGTCGTCCAGTCATATGTAGGCACCTTGCCCTGCCGGATCTTTTTCTCCCAATTAGCCCGCTTGACTGGCAGGTGTCCGGTGGTCGGCTGGGTTTCCAATGATTCTAGGAAAGCCGCTAGGAATGCCAGAACTCCGGTAGCGTAGCTGGTGCGGTAGTCAAACGGTGTCCCGTCCTTGTGTTTGACCTTAATTCCCTCGTCGTCCACAAAGAAAAAAAATCCGGGAATGTCATACGTTTTTTTCTTGTCCCACTGCAAGCCGGCTACGCCGGTGATCTTTCCTACGCAAGACACGAACAAAAGGGCCTTCTTGTCCTCGTAGGCGCACACAAGGGCTGTACTAGGAAAAGGCATGGGCCTGGACAAAATCTCGCCGCTGATGCTTTGCTCGCGCCTATAAGCGGCACTCATGTCAAACCAGTGGTGATCGACCGCCTTCTCAGGATTGATGGAGACCATCTCTTGGATGAGCGGAGTCACTTTCCATACCTCGCAATCAATGCTGCATCTGCTAGCGCCTGGCCGGCACCCTTCTTGTCCAACTCTCGCCAGTCAGGCCACAACTGAATTGCTCGAGCGCGGGCAGCGTCTTTGTCCATGCCGATCAGCCCCGCGGCCTTCTTCCATGCCTGCGGCGTCACCATCGTGTGTGGGATAACCAGCGCAGCCACTACACCCATCACCGTCCCGCAGGAATGGCCAAAGTTGAACATGCTGGTGACCCCCTGTCCTGGCATGGCACCGACTTGCTCAATGAATGCATGCTCTGCATGAGAATCCTCAAACCACTTTGCCAGCGCTGCAGCGTTCACGCGGGTGGCGCTGCCAACTTTCATCGTCGGCATCAGTGTCCACTCAATCGGTACGCCGTCCTCAAGCAAAACAATCGCGCCTGATGCGCCTGGGTCTACGCCAATTACTCTCATTCGTCTCTCCCCTGGTGTTGATTTGACGCATCAATCTGATGCAACTCTTCGTCCGTCAGCGCTTTCTTTCCCTTTAGGTCAAAGTACTCGCAGCGCTGCAGGACAAATCGCAGTGGCAGTGTCGGTCTGCCATCCTTGTCCAAAATCTTGACGCACTTGCGATTGATGTAGTTCGTGCATTCAAAGCAAACCCGGCGATCATCCAGGCCATCTTCCTGATCCCGGATAAGCATCTGGTCTGCCAGGCTTCTGGCTTCCTTCTCGCACAGCCCATCGTTGATGAAGATCTGCATCCGTCTTTGGTGTGTAGTGATCATTTTTTGCCTTTCAGGATTTCCGCTACGCGCTTTTCTGCCTTGCGGTGGGCTGTGATCATGGTGCGGGCAGGGATCTGCTCCAAAACGCTTGCATAGTCCTCCAGGATGCCCCTCAGGAGGTTTATGGCAGGGCCATCAAGGCGCAAGGCACCGCCACTCATTGATCGGTATCCAGCCCTTCCCAGGGCGTCGAATGCGTCCTCAATGGCCCCTTCAGGGTCTTGGACGACATTCATGTCGCGCAGGGCCTGCATCAGCATCACAGCATCGCTGACGCACTCCCAATCATCAGGCGTGGGGTTGGGCAGCTTCTCCAGGCTGTGCAAGCCCTCAAACATGCGTGTCAGTTGCCGGACACGCTTGCGCTCAACAAGAGGCTCTGTCGGGCTTGCCAACAGAACATCCAAATGGGTGTAAGTCATTTTTGGGCTGGATGCGCTTGCCACTGAGTGAACTCCCTGGCTTCGTAGCCGTGCTGCTTGCAGTGATTGCAAAAACCAGACTGGTAACCGTTGGTCTTCGTGCCCAACCACTGTGCGGGCTTGCCGCACTCATGGCCAAATGTTCCTGGCTGTGCGTTATGGCACTTGCCATCAGTTGCATAACTCATCTTCATCTCCTTATCCCACAACAGCGTGGTGAAAGAGAGTCTAACACGAAATTAGAGTCAGTTGAAGATTGTGATTGTTGATGTCTGGCGGTCGAGCGCCATCTGGCCTTCGCAGACAATGTTCCAGTCATCCGACAGTGCTTCCTTCTCTCCTCGAGATAACACATTGATCACGATGTTTTTGACGACATACTCTTTTTCGTCAACGAACACTCGCCAAGCGTGATCCATCGTTCCTCGTCCGGGCTGGCCCCTGGACTTGTTGAACCTGATTTTGAACTTCATACCACCTCAACCGTGGTCTCTGGAGCAGGCGCTACCGCTATGTTCATGTGAATGAACCGGACAGGATCCATGCTCTTGTTCTTTGTCAGGCTATGGGGCAACCAAGCATTGCAAAAGATCATCGTGCCGGCCTCCGGCGTAAACACGATTTGCTGCGATGCCAAAGAGATTGCAGTAGGACTTTTCTCCAGCAGATTGATCATCGCCTTAGCTGGCCGCGGATCATGGATAACAAATTTGCTGCTGTTAGCCGGAACATCAAGGAAATAAAAGCAATTGATCTGCGCCCCCATCCCATGCACATGAGTCTCCATCGTCGAAAGATACCTGTGCTCCTGAGTCCACATCTCCGTGAAAAACGTCACCAACTCATCCATCCTATACCCCTGCGACAACAAGATGTTCCAGGCAGTCTGAGACACATATTGAGCAAATTCAGCCACCTCAGGCTCATGCATAAAGTTGGCCGTCATCAACGGCTCTGCAGGATCTCCAGCCCTACTGGACTGCTGGATGTACCGATCAGAAACCCCCTTCATCGTCTCCAAAAAGTCCAGCTTCTTGACCGTGTACACAGGGCTTGCGAAATAGTGCATCTCTTCCAACGTGTCCATTCTTTCCCCTTCTGGTTGATTGATTTAGTCTAACATTGAATTAGATTTTCAAACGAAAAAAATGGGCCCGGCCCGGCCCTTATTGACTACTTACTGTATCCTTATTTCTTGTCCTTGCATCTCTTTTGGTGGGCAGACCCAGCCCTCCTGGAGGAGGATGAGCCTTCACATGTGATCTCTCCCGGAGCCGCATGACCCGACAGCCGTTCGATGCATGGGCGCTATCTTCGCCACCCATTCCCCTATCTCAGCATCTTTCCCGTAGTAGGGGTGTCCCCGCAACGCTACTGCCAGTGCGCGTCCATTGCGGCGGGTAAGCGGCTACAAAGCAAAAAACCCATTGGGGAACGAGCTTTGGGCTTGGTTGCCGCACACAAGTCTGCAGTGACAGGGTCTTGTAGCTTTGACGAAGCCCGCTCCCCAATGGGTTTGCGGTTGCGTTTCACTGAACTACGACGGGTTACCAAGCCGTCGATGCACGGATTATACGGTCAATCCGCAAACCCGTGTCAAGACATCGCAAGAGATGCCATACGGCACTTCATGATTTTCCCAACAACCGCAAACAGGCCCCTGCTCTTGTGCAGGTCGTTGGCGTCCCAACCCACCTCATCGGCCATCGTCCAGGGCAAGCCAGTCTGCTCCGCGGCCTTCTGCCCCGTCTGGCTTTCGTCGTTATCCGCAAACACAAATCGCTGCCCAGGGATCTGATCGGCCACCTGCACCAGGTTTGACGCCGAAAAACACACCACCACTGATGCTTTCATACCGCAGCTACGCAGGGCATTTCTCACGCTCAAGCCGGTCGCATAGCCCTCCACCAGCCAGCATTCGGGTAATTCCCTGTTGCCCATGAACAACACAGCATTTTTGGCCCTCATGCCGAGCATCATCTTTTTATCGTACTTGCGCTGCTCCATGTCCCACCAGATCGCCTGATAGCCCTGAATGCGATTAGTAACGACATTTCGCATTGGGATCAGCAGCCTGTCCTCGAGCACCAGGCCCTTTTCCTCAGGAAAGCCTTTGATCTCAAGGTAGGCATGCTCGGTCAGTTTGGCCTGTTTCAGGGTCTCCAGCGCCTTTTGAGCGGCCTGCTCATACTGATTGTCCTGCCTCTGCGCCGCCAAGGCCCTTTTTTGGGCCCAGGAGCGCTTTTCTTCGTCAGTCCAGGGCTTTGCCTTGGGGTCTTCGTACCAGACCGTCCTGGCCTCTCCAGACCAGTCAAACACCCAGCCACGCTGGCCGTCCCAGAAATAGGCCCCGTTGCCCGACTTTGGCTTACCCACAGTGCCGCAACGCTTGATCCGATCAGATGGGTACAGGCGGCTGGGGTCAATCTCCACTCCATGGGCTCGAGCGAAATCAATGAAACTCATATCTTTTTTCCTCGAGCAAAAGCAATATTCATCTGCTGGATTTTGTTGTACACATGCCGGCTGATCTCCACTGTAGGCGCTTTGGAAAAGGCCCACTTGGTCTCCTGGCCAGTGATCTGCTTAAACAGGTGCCAGGCCCGCCCGGACTGCTTCTCAGGCTTGCTGTGAAACCGTGCGTATGAACACACTTGATGCCATAAATGTTCGGCGTTATCGGCCAGCTTTTTCTTGTTCTTGCCCTCTCCGATGTAGATCTCCTGCATGTCGCCAGGCAGCGCCTCCTTGCGAGGAGCCTGCATCTTTTCATGCCCACAGGCCATGCACCGTTTGTGGAAAGGCGTATACCCGCATTTGGGACATCCATGAACCTCAACGTCCTCGTCTTTGCGGATTTTCTTGTCCAGCTTGTCGCCGGCATCCAAGGCATCCAGGCCATTGAAAAAAACATCAGTGAAGTCTTCAGCAAATCGGATGATGTTGCCGCTGAAGTCCAGCAAATAGCAGTCTTTCTTCCCGGTGTCCGGCGACGACCGCAGGCCCCGACCCCACATCTGGATAGCCGTGCTCAGTGACTTTCGCAGTGGCCGGGCATCGCAGACACAGCCCACATCAGGCACATCAAAACCCTTGGCAAGGGCTTCGACGCTAATTAGCACCCTCAATTGGCTGTCCGGCTTGCGGTACTCGTCGAGCAAAAGCTCGCGCTCTCTAGCGGTGGTTTCAGAGGTGAAGACCGCGGCCATCACGCCTTGATTGATGAACTGCTTGGCGATCTCCTCACAGTGCTTGATGGTGGCCCCGAACACAATGGTCTTGCGGTTATCACCAAACTTCATCCACTCTGTGACCACATCACCAATGATCGCCATACCGCGCTCTTCCGCGGCCTTGTCAGTCCACTCGCCGCCTGCAGTTGCTGCGCCCTGCATGTCCGGCTTGGTGCAGGAAAAAATCCGCATCGGCACCAACACGCCTGACTCGGTCAGATCGTGCATGGTGGTGGCATTGATCAGATTGGTGAAAATCTTGCCAAGGCCAGCGCTGAAGGGAGTAGCCGACAGACCGATCACCGCAGCGCCGCTATCCATGGCGTACTCAGTCCACACCTTCATCTGGGTGTGGCACTCATCGACCACCAGCACATCCAGCTTGGGCCAGAACCCGCGTTTAGCAATCGTCTGAGCAGAGGCAATCTGCAGCAACTCATCTGGCCGGCGGCGGTGGTGATTTGCTTGAATCACACCATGGTTGTTCAACCCGTACCCATCTGCGACTGCAGAAGTCTGGTTAATCAGCGTAGTGCGGTCGCACAGGAATACTGCTCGCTTTCCCTTTTGCATCGCTTCATTGCAGATGCGAAGGCCAAGGTAAGTCTTTCCCGCCCCCGTGGGGGCCATGATGATCTGATTCTTGTGGCCCTGACGAAACCCCTGTCTCAGGGCTTCGTGGGCATCAATTTGGAATTTTCGGGGTGCTGGGAATCCATCATCACGCTCAAGTGGCGCTAGGGCTTGGTTCATTTTTTCGCTTTCAATTTGTCAAGTTGGGCCTGGGCACGTTTTGCATCCTTAATCGCCTCGTTCTTTTCGACCATCAAAGCATCAATGCGGATCTTCAATTGAGCATTGAGGTGGTTCAGGCGCTTGATTTCTTCATGGGCTGTGGCCAGAGCATCATCGGCATCAAGCAGCTTGTGCATAGCCTCCACATCAGCTTGGTGCGCCAGTTCATTGGCCTTCAACTCGTCGTCATCAGGGGTAGATCCATCCTGCGGATTTGGCTCACTACTAATCTGATTAGTATTCGCAGGGGCCTGATCCTCGGATTTACTAATCTGATTAGTATCCTTGGCCTTCTTGGATGCTGATTTTTGCCGGTTTTCGTCTTGTCGTTTCTTAGCCTCAGGGTCGCGCACGGATGCGACAAATGGCTGACTGACTTTACAGATTTTGGCGATCTCGTAGTTGCTCAGGCCTTCATTTAATGGATTAGCAATCGCGCTCAGAACAGCCTTGCGCTTGTCTGCGTTAGACCTGGGCAGTCCATGCTTGTCATTGGCCCCACAGGCATAGTTCCTAGCCTCTTCCAGCGTACCGGGCTTGTAGTCAATCTCAATGTCCTTGACCCCCATCAACTTGTATGCATGGTAGCGATGGAATCCATCAACCAGCCAGTACGTTGAGCCATCAAAGTAGGTGGCCATCTTGGGGAAGATGTCACCGTTTTTCATGTCATCGACGTAGCGGTAAACAGTAGATTGATCAATCACCTCACGCATCTGCGTATCGCCATCAATGCGAATTGAATCTAACTTGATTTTCTTCATCTAACATCTCCTTTGTTAAAAACACAACAGCGTGTTACTTGTCGCCAAAGATATCGGGTCGCAGTTCTTTGGCTGGTACGAGGCCCTGTGTGGCCTTCTCAATCTTCTTTGCTAGTACCGCTGATGGCCTTCTGGACTTGCTGATCAGCAGTCCCAGCCATGTCTGGGTGATCCCTAGGTACTCTGCCATTTCTTTCTTCGCTCCATACGGTTCATCTTTGAAGTATTGTTTGAGGTTCATTGCACTCCTTTCTTAGGGCGGCCTACTCGCTGCGTCTGGTGGCGTGTCCGCTAACCCTGCATCCAGAGCACCAGCATCCGCTTTCGGCCTTGACGCAATGCTACCACACTTCTAATTCCATGTTATAGTCTTCTCACGGCCATGTGGTCGGGTTCGTGTCCTACGGGACGTTTTACAGGAGAAGACCGTGAGTTTTTACGTTGAAGACAAGGGTGGCAATTTTGAGCGCTGCCCCTCTGGTATGCATCTGGCCCGATGCTACCGGATCGTCGATCTGGGCACCCAAAAGTCAGAGTACATGGGGCAGGTCAAGTACCTGCACAAGCTCATGATCGGCTGGGAAATCCATGGCACTGACGACAAGGGCAATCCCTTGAAGATGATGGACGGTCGCCCGTTTGCGATCTTCAAGAACTACACCCTCTCATGGTCTGAGAAGGCCAATCTGCGGCTTGATCTACAGTCCTGGCGCGGCAAACCCTTTACGCAGGAAGAGATGCGCCGGTTCGATCTGAAGAATGTGCTTGGTGCTTGGTGCATGATCAATGTGATTGAACGCGCCGGCCAGGATGGCAAGATGTACACCAATGTCAATGGTGTCACTCCAGTGCCTGCCATCATCAAGCAAAACGGTCTGCCCGCAGCCGTCAACAAGAACGAGTTGTTCAACATCTCTGAGCCAGACATGGCGATGTTCAACTCCTTCAGCGACCACCTCAAGAAAAAGATTGAGGCATCACCCGAGTGGCAAAAACGCACTCAATCTGAGCCAGCATCACAAGAGCCCGAGTACCTGGGCGAGCCGGCAGATGACATCCCTTTCTGACAGGAGACAAAAATGGGAGCAATTGTTTTCTGGGGATGGCTAGTCCTAGCGTGGCTTACTCACGTTGTTGTGTGCATCAGCACTAGCAAGTGGATGTTCCTGCTAGCCGGCGCGATCTTCTTTCCTATCGGCTGTGTCCATGGCACAGGTGTTTGGTTCGGTATTTTTTGAGGTGAGACATGTTTATTTCCAACGCAGAAAAATCTTATATTGATGCTCGTATCAGCTATCTGGAGGGCAAAGTCCGTCATCAGGCTGAGTTAATTCTTGGCATCAACAACATCCTGAAAAAACTCAGTGTCAGCGATGCCATCAAAAAGGGCTGGACTCCCGAAGTTCGCGCTGCTCAATCAGCACGGATGAAGAAGGCCTGGGCTGATAAAAAGGCCAAGAAGTGATGGACGACTTCGACACCCTACCCAAGATGGCCGGCTGGCATGAGAGCAAATTGCTGGTTCCCACTAGCAAGCTGGCAGTCTCTTCCATCACGCCAAACCACATGTTTCATTTCCACAATGGTGAAAACACTGTGGGTACGCTGAACTTCAATGGCGCTGAACTGGTATTCAACGGCAACGCTGACGAGAGCGCCAAGGTGTTCTTTGACTTTGTCGCCAAGTACTTTGATCAGCGCCTGAAGGATGAGTACACCAAAGGCTACAACGATGCAAAGAAGGAAAACACATGAGTACCATCATTGCTCGAGCCGCGGAATCCGTTCACTGGTATCGCCAGGACGGAGGCCCGCAATACACCGTGAAGGCAAAGGATGGCTCAGACCGTCCTACGACCCTCAGGGACGCACGGAAGATGAATCTGGTGCCATCGGTCACCACCGTGCTCAAAATCGCCGCCAAGCCCGGTTTAGAGGCTTGGAAGCAGGAGCAGATGCTTCTTGCCGCCATGACCTTGCCGCGGCGCGATGGAGAGAACGAGCAAGCATTCATCGCCCGTGTTGTGGCCGACTCCAAAGAGACCGGCAAACGAGCGGCAGAGCGCGGCACTCGAGTCCATGAGTCGATTGAGCGCTGGTTTGGCGGTCAAAAGACTGTCGAGCACGTAGCAATTGCCAAATCTTTTGAAGAGGCAATCTTCACTCACTTCAAGACGCACCCAATGCAGCCCTGGCAGATTGAAAGATCCTTCTCATCAAATCTCGGATATGGAGGAAAGATCGACCTGTATTGCGAGCCCGATGAGAGCGCACCCACCGGCATCGTCCTGGACGCCAAGACCAAAGAATTTGGCCCCGAAGACGAGGTGGTGGCATATGACGAACACCTGATGCAGCTTGCAGCCTACAGGCATGGCCTGGGGCTCAATCACGCCCGCTGCGCCAACGTATTCGCATCGGTCACCCACCAGGGCCTGGTCAAGGTCGTCGAATGGTCTGAAGCAGATCTAGTGCGGGGCTGGGAGATGTTCCAGTGCCTGTTAAACTATTGGAGGTTAAAACATTCATTCTGAGGTGATCATGCCGCGCACACGATTTTGTGATCTTGAAGGCCAAAAATTTGGAAGGCTTATTGTTCTTGGAAGAGCCTCAGAAGAAAAAAAAGGGCCTGTAATGTGGAGAGTTGTATGCGATTGCGGAACAGAAAAATTGGTTGCATCAACGAACTTGGTAAATGGATCAACAAAATCTTGTGGTTGCTTTAGAAAAGAAAGCACATCAAAAAAATTCAAGACACATGGATTACACGGATCGCCAACTTGGTATTCATGGACTTCTATGAAGACAAGATGCAAAAACCCAAAAGCAACTCAGTATGAACTTTACGGCGGAAGAGGAATTCAAGTCTGTGAACGATGGGAAAAATTTGAAAATTTTCTTGAGGACATGGGTGAGAGACCACCTGGAAAGTCGCTTGATCGTATTGATGCGAATGGAAATTATGAGCTTTCAAATTGCAGATGGGCAACAAAAAAAGAACAAGGTCAAAACAAACGCAAGACCAGGATGGTTAACAAAGACAGTCTGATGAAATTCCTGAAAACGCAAGAATATTTGATGGAATCTCAAAGAGAAAAAATCATCAACAATTTTTTTAACTTTTGAAAGGATTACTATGCTCACGAAAGAAGAAATCACCCAGGTGTTCATGAACACTCCTCTTGAAGAAAACTACAACTTTCTGCAAGAGGATCTGGTCAAGCTCGCCAATGCATTTGTGACCTGCGCTGAGCCGGCTATTGCTCGCAAAGAGCGGGCAGAGTGCCTCAAGTTCGTTCGCAGTCTAAACACCCATGTGGCTAAGGCGCTGGACGACTACAGGGGAAAGTTGTGATCTGGGCAGCGTTTATCTTGGGAATCAAGATAGCAATCGTGCTGTACATCTTTTCTCGTTAAAAAAAGGGCCCCCCCAACAAAGAGGGGGCCCGAACATGGGCAACTGCATTGCCCTCATGCTGGGGAGACAACCAACATGATCAAGGATTTCTGCGCGGCAATGCCCTAGGAGATATGAATGCTGGCCTAGATGCCTCTGCATCACTCATAACGGGTATTGCAGCATCCAAAGCAGATTGGTTTTTCAATCTGTCTTGAAAAATGTCATAGGCCGACCACGCTGTTTCAGGAGCTTGCAATCCCAGCCCTAAGCCTTGAGCTACAGGAACAGGGATCATGGATGCCAAGCCGCCAACTGTAGCCAATCCTTTTGTGCCAAGACGAGCAATGTCCTTCAAATCAATTTTTTCTTTTGCTTGGTACTGCTTCATCAAGCGATCAGCCAATTTTGAAGCATCGTAAGCACTTAAAGCAGCGGTTGCACCGCCCAAGCCGCCAATACCAATTCTTAAAGCAGGATTTGCAACAGTAGAAATGCCTCGCCCTAAGTTTGAAGCAACATTTTGTGCGGCAGCGCGAGCATTGCTAATAGCAAATGGAGAAACATCTATCCCTGGTGTGCCAGGCACAGTACGATAAATCTGTTTTGCAACTCCAGTCTTGGGATCAATTGACGTTGTCTTAGGAACCCGCGTTGCTGGAGTTGGTGCAATAGTTCTGTATGCCTCTCCCAACTCCGTCATAGTGTTAATTTTTTTACCAACAAGTTCTTCTAGTTTTTCTAGAGGAAAATTTACTTTTTTCCCCTCATGAGACAACATGCTATTGAGCCAACTTTGCAGACCAACTCTTGTTTCTTGAGCGGCTGCAGCAGCAGTTTCTGGTCTTAAAACACCATAAATGCGAGCGGCAGTTTCTGCTCCTGCAGTAACACCAGTACCCAAAACGGCACCAACCATTGCCGCCGGATCTCTTAAAGCCTGATCAACTTTTTCTTGAGTTGTTTCTTTTTTCTCATTGCCTATGATCGTGCCAGGAGGCTGGTCTGGTATTACATCACCAACATTTGGAACAGCGATTGTTGAAGGCCCTTTTCCTGAAGAGCCAGTAAATGCAAGTTCATTAACTCCGGGCACAACAAGTCCCGCAACTGGAGCCGATGTTTCTTGCGCTTTGTCAGTAGACGAAAGTGGTCTAGGATTTGGCAAATTACCACCAAATATTGTGGCAATCCTGTCAATGTAATTCAATGTCTCAGTCGGCAAATCCTTAATGTCACCTGTTTTGAAAAACGATGTATTAGGGCCTGCGTTGTACCCCATCAATACTTTGTAAGGGTCATTGCCAATGTTTTTGTTCTCAATCAATTTTTTGAGAAAACTAATCCCGCCTTGAATATTTTGATCAAGATCATTAGGATCAACATTTAGCCCTTTTGCAGTGCTCGGCATCAACTGCATTACACCCAATGCGCCTTTAGATGAAACAGCTTTAGGATTAAACCCACTTTCTGCCATCACCATAGGCAAAACAAAATCTGGGTTTATCCCCTGTCTCTCAGCCTCTTTCGCAACTTTTTCTGCAATATTCAGTTGGTCACGACTAAGTTTTGTCAAATCCATGAATTACCTCACGGTTTGTTTTGTTGCTGGCGTTTTTCCCGCTCCATTCTGATCCTATCAAGAATTGAAGGAACAGCAGGCACAGGAGCAGGACTACTAGGCGAAGATCCAACAGCAGCACCCGCAGGAGCAGATTCAACTGCAGGCTCTTGCCGAATTGTTTGAATCCTTGTGTCATACCATGCTGGCATGCTGCTCAATGAGTAGTTAGACGCAAGTTGAGTTCGCAATTTGCGAGTTTCTGATCGAAATTTTTCCAGTTCCTCAGAATAAGCTGCATCTTTTGCAGTCACCCCTTTGCGAAGTAATTGATTGTGCAATTTTCCAACGCCAATGTCCCGATATGCATTCAGTCCAAGCTGATCCAAAATCCCAACAAATCCAGCTTGCGAATTGTCCAAACTTGGTGATCTTGCAGAACTCAAAGTTGATGCAGCATCAGTCGGATTGTTCAACCTACCGCGCAAGTTGACTTCAAGTTCTGCAATTCCTTTGATTAACTTGTCTGCTTTAGCCCTTGTTTCATTACTTGCATTTTTCAATTTGTCTCTAGCAGCAGCAATCATGCCCTCTGCTGCCGCAGACGTATTGCCGCCAAACTTTTCTACGAGCGCTCTAAATTGAGAAAAGAGATCACCACTACGTCCTATGGTAAACAATGGCTCCATATCTTTGTCCACAGCAAGTGTGCGTAGACTTGCCAATTCATCAAGCGTGTCTTGCGCCTTGCCGGCTTCAAATGCAAACTTGTCGCCCTCTGACATGCCAGATGTGGCTTTTTTGTTCGCATATGCAGCAAACGCTTCTGCCTTCTGAGGAATAGTCATCGTTGACCATTCAGTCGGAGTAAACCCAGGCGGCTTTGCTGCAGAGAGATTCTTAACGTACTCTTCAGATTCCTCTTTAGTTGCAGAACGAGCGCCCGTATAGGCTGGGTTGTTAATGATGAGTGCAGGATTGTCCAAAAGTTTTTGTTGGATACCCAAGCTGCCAGCAACAATGTCTTGTTCTTTTCCTTGTGCGCCAAGTGCCGCTTGTCTTTGATCCCAAAATTGTTTTGCTGCTTTTGCTACGTCGGTATCCACACCAAGAGAAGCAATCCGCGTATACGTGTTCTCATCCATCGGCTTGTTAGATGCCCGCCACTCCTGAAAGAGATCATTCTGTTTTTGCTTTTGGCCAAGCAGCATGTTGGCCTGCTCAATCTGGGCCTTCATCTGTGCAATGGGCAGTTGCTGCTCACGCTGCTGCTCAACGTTTTGACCTAGTGCCTCAGAAGCACTGCCAATAGACGCCAAAAAACCGCCCAATTGGGGCTTAGCAAAGCCGGCGGCTACCTTGAACCAGTTGGGCTGGTCATAGCGCCTCTCAAGGGCTCCAATCTGCTCCTGAAGGGTCGTCTTGTACTTCTCAATGGCCTCTGGAGCCTGCTCAGCAGGATTGATGTTGGCGAGACTGCCAGGAAACGAAAAATCTTGTTTCTGTGTCGCCATGAATTACCCCTTCTTGTAAGGCAAGCCGCCCAGAGATTTTGTAGAGGCGCAGCCGATGCGGCCACCAACAGCTTTACGCTGCACAGAGCCGCCTTCAGCAAAAGTGTCTTCTGGATATGTCGTGTCATTAAAAATTGGCATACTACTGCTGAAATCACCAGTGATATTGCCAAAATTACCAATGTTATCAAACCCAGATTGCCCAACTTGATCAGCAACATTGAGTGCTTCTCCAATGTTGCCAGCGCTGCTGCTGCCTGCTGAGGTTCCCCTGATCATTTTAAGGATCTGATCAAGTTGACTGGAATTTGCAATTGGATTGCCAGATGTATCTAACTTTGGAGAAAGCAAACCAAGCGCTCCAGCACCAACTGCACCAATCGCAGAGAACGGCGACATCTGCAGTTGAGTCTTCGTTGCAGTCGGGATGCTGTAGCCCTGCAGCAGGCTTGCCAGAGATGCCAATGTGGTCAGCGGATAGTTCTGCTGGTTCTGAGCAATTGTCTGCTGCTGACCGCCCAATGTAGACAGAGCATTGATGCAAGCCAGATTCATTGATTGCGCTGTTTGGCCAAGAGTGCCCATGCCTAAACCGGCTTTTTGCAATGCATCAGCCTGCTGTGCGGTCAACCCGCCAGCCGTCTGCGCTGCTTGCAAATTGGCTTGATTCTGAGCCTGTTGAGCAGCAGAAATCTGACCTGCAGCCTGGCCCAAAGCAGCCTGTTTCGCCTGCGCCGCCTGCAGAGCCTGACCAAATCCAGTATTTGCCATCTCAGACAATTGCCTGTTGAGGTCTTGCTGAGCCTGCTGCTGCACTTGCCCAAGTACCTGAGCACCGCGCTGAGAACCAAATTGACCAGATCCCACAGCCGCAGCAGTTGCCTGAGGAGACAGGTTTTGAATGATGTTCCTCTGACCGATGTCAGAAACAGACTGCATGGCCTTTTGCAGATATGGGCTCATGTACTGGCCGGCCAAGCATGCAATGTTTAGATTTGCTGATTGGCAAATCATCGGCCTTGCAGCGCACAGAGGACTTGCGGTCGTTGCCGCTTGCAGATAAGGCGTGGCCGCGCCAGTGATATTCTGTCCTGCTGCTTGCCCCACATACTGCTGGCCAGTCGCCAGAGCCGGCTGAAACTGCCCTTGGCTGGCACATGCAGCCTCAAAGGCTTTTTGCTGTAGTGGCTGCGCTCCAACAAATTGAGCCGCTTGCTGTGCGGCCTGTCCCCGACTAGCAAGATTGCTGAGATAGTCGGTATAAAACCCAGGGGCACATGTACTCTTTACTTGAGTCGATTGCAGCAGGTTTGCCATTTTTATCCTTTCGCCTTCTCGATGTAGTCAAGAGGAGATTTTGCTTTCGGTGGAATCTTGTTCAGTGGAGCAGAACGCTTGTGTTCTCGCAACTTTTCTCGCAGACCATCAAGAATCGACGCACCCCTCTTATTGTCGCCTTGTCCGAGCGCTGTGACAAACGATTCCGGGAATACGTATTCCCCATCCGCAATCTTGGCCGGCACCACTGATCCACCCGATTTTGCACTATGGGGAACTTGCTGCCTAAAACCGTCCAGAACCTGCCTGCCGGCCTTGCTCGAGCCATCGCCCAGGGCAGATACGGTCTCAGCATCCATCACATAGTCCCCGTCATGCAGCATGGCCGGGATATCGTCCGACTGGCCGGTTCCGCGGCCATCAGCGTAGTACCCCGTCAACCCGGTCACAAACTCCGGCATATGGCCCTTTGGAGCAGCTTCCTGATACTTCTTTGGCAGACCGCCCTCGGCTAGGCTACCCATGTTGCCCAAAGGGGAGATGTTTTGCTGCAGATGACGCAATGATTTGAGCGCCAAGGGAGTGCGACGAGCCGATGCCACTGTCTGCAACATCTCCGGTTCTGACGGCGCAAACTTGGGCATCAGCTTGTCATCCAGTTCTGATCCAAACGTAGAGCCGCCAGATGCCATCAGTGTGGTCGGTTTAACTTGCTGTGCTTCTTGAGGCAGCAAACCCCTCTCTCGCAAAACGGCTGCAAGATCCTGATCAATGCCGGCAAACGGATTCATGGGCGCTCCTACGCTACGTCCTTGTAAAACATCTGCCGATGTGTCCAACCATGGGATTCCAACCGATGCCAACCCCCCAGCAACAGGGGCAGTACTAATTGAATTAGTAGTGGTCTTGGTCGGAGTGGTCGTCCCAGTGCCAGTTGTTGCACCAGATCCTACAGAAACTCCAGGTGTTTTTGTAGGCTCTGTGACAGGCAGAGTACCCTCTGTGGCTGCTAAATCAGCAATTGCTTGATCTTGTGGGATCGTATCAATCGCTGCTTGTTCACTTTCACCAACTTTTGCAGAAGACAGGCCTTCAAGACTGCCAATGTTGCTTCCAGTATCAATCGCTGCTTGTTCGCCTTGGCCAACTTCAGCAGATGACAATCCCTCAAGATTGCCGACATTTTCTGCAGTATCAATCGCGGCTTGCTCGCCCTGCCCTATGGCCACAAGATTAGGATCAAGCCCATAAACAGGCTCAATGTTTTTCGCTTCTTCAGTCAGAGGCTGGCCAAATACATCTAATGGAGATATATCAGAAACATTTGGTTTACTACTGTATCTATTAAGTGCAGATAATCCAGAATTGATTGCCGCATCAATTGCTGCTTGCGTTGGATCTCTGTCAGATAACGATGCAGTGACAGCAGACTTGATTGATTGCTTTGCTACCTGAGGAAGATCAGCATATCCGGGAATTTCATTGGTAATGGCATCAACGCCAGCAGACAATCCACCAGAAACAAGAATACTTAAAGGATCACCCTTACCAGTAACAGCAGAAAGAGCCGCCTGAGAAGTAATTTTTCCTGCAGTATTGGCAAGAGAATCACTTAAACCCAAATCGGAAAATTGTGATGCAGCCGCCCCAGCAATTTCACCACCAACTATAGGCAAAGCAGCAGAAATAATTCCGGCTTCAACATCACCACCGTTAAGTGCTGTGTTTATTGCGGCATTACCAACAACAGTTGCTGCCGTTCCGCTTAATCCAATTGCTTGCCCTATTGCAGTACCGGCTCCGGGTGCAACAATATTAATTGCCACTGCGGCCAAAAGCGCAGGATTATCCGCAACTTGTTCTATGGTGTTTACTACTGTTTCACCAACGTCTTCCAAGCCGCCTACTATAGCGCCACCAACATCTTCCGCAGTGTCAACTACATCGTCCCAAAGACTACCAACAAATCCACCACAGCATTTACCCATATCAAATCTCCATAATCATTAAATAAGGGTCAATGTTGCCGCCAACTTCTTGATATTTTGTAGATTTAACTCCTGCAGAAACTGCTATTTTTTGGGACTGCTGTTTATCTTGTACGCGCATTGCTATCTCTTGATAGCCCAACTTTTTCATAAAGATAACAAACATCCGTAGTGAGCGAATGTAGTTAGCAGCATTACCGCCATTGAAAATATGAAAATACCCAATGTTGTCTTTTGATTGAATCAAAAATAAACAGTCGCCCTGTTGAACAATTTGCGTTCTAGGCTCACGCAAAAATTGTTTTACTTGAGAGCTTAATAACTCAGGATTTTGGCCTTGCCTAATCGCATGTGTCTCAATGATTTCACTAGGAGTCATTGTTTTTCCTCAACTTTGAATAGACATGATGCCGCACATTGATTCAGCCCACTGCTGCCAAGTAGCAAAATTTCTGTGATCTGGAACGCCGGACTGCACAAAATACCCAATCCCGTTTAGACCGTCTACCCAAGTTCTCCATCTATCTTCAGGCACATGACCCAACTGGTTTGAGGCAAATTGCTCTTCAATCAGCTTGCAATACTGATCCCAGGTCATACCTCGAGGGTCATACGTGATGGCCATTATGGGTTCCCTGTGCCACGTACATCGCCAGTGTCTATGCTCATCAGAACACGACCCATGAAGTAGTTGCCGTTTTGCGTGTTGCTGCGGAAGATCAGGCGCATCTCGCGGCGCTGCTCTTTCATGTCAACTTTAAGCGTGTCAGGATTGAACATGTAGGGGTCAGACGGCTGCGGAATATCTTCTGCGTATCCATTACCCGTCACAATCACTTCCATTGCGCCAGACTGTACAAAATCAGGCTCAATGCGCTCAATGCGAGTCCAGACGTTGTCGCCAGGCTGCTCTGCAGCACCGACTAAGCCCATCCTGGCACCAATCACGCATGTCTCAAACGATGAATCAATTGCGTTGACTTGGTTTGTGTATACCTCGTTTGTGCCAGTCTCATGCTGCCATAAGGTGTACCCACCAGTGCCATTTTCGTCCCAGCCGCCCCAAATCGGGCGACGAAAAACTTCCGAGAACACGCCGGCAGACCGCCTTGAGCCCATGGCCTTGCCGGCGTCATACCAGATCTTCTCACGCACGTTGTAGATGATCGCATCGTTGCACTCAGTGCTATCACCGGACGGGAAAAACCACCAGATTTCGCCAAACCGCGGCACCTTGCTAACCCAGACTTTTTGACGTTGAGAGTAGTTCAGATTGTCAAAAAAATAGTTGGCGTTCTGCTTGTTTTCTACTTCCTGAACCACACCGTTGTACATCAGGAATCGGTCAGTACCAACCCAATAAAAGATGCCGTCATACTCAATCACGCACTGGCTGGACAGGATTGACGATTGCTGTGTGATCAGGTCATAGCGCCAGTAGATCGTGGCACTTCCTACAGTCTGCGGTGAGTAAGTCACACGCACCACAGAGTCCAACGTCCAAAACAAGCCAGCAGGCGATGTTGTGCCACCACGAATCGGCAAACCCTTGACCACCTTAGTGGAAGAAATGTTGTTCTCGTTGGAATCTGCCGATGTCCAGTTATTGAAATCACCAGCAGCGCAGTTCTTTATCAGTCCATTGTTGCCATACGCAAACAGATACGGAAACAGCATCACAATGCCGCCAGAGACGCTGACGTTGTTGTCAAAGGTCAAGGTCACAGTGCCAGAGGCAGTCGCGTTCTGGCTCAATGTAGCCGTCCAGACACTACTGACAACAGATGCAGATACAACAGTAGTGCCGGCAGGAATGCCGGTGCCAGTCACACTTACGCCTGGGCCAATTGCCGCAATCGTGGTCGCAAACGTAACTGTGGGAGAACCATTCGTTGTCGTACCAGAGGCAGTGAACACCCCAACTGGAAGCAAAGTTGTTCCAGTAAAAGGCCCAAACATTGGCCTTGTGTTGTATGTTGATGAAATGTCTGCCAGGTTACGACCTGGATGAGCAATCAGATTGTTTTGACCATTACCCAGTGCATCGTAGCCAATGTCAAACTGCCACAGAGTGTTTGCATTCGGATCAAAAATCGTCAGTGACGCCACATAGCCTGCAAAGCCTGATCCAGTGCCGCCAATGCTTGCCGCGCTGATGGTGACTGATTCATTGTGAACGTAGCCAACACCATTGGTGGTAATTGTGATGCTTGAGACACTATTGCCAGACACTACAACAGTAGCCAGAGCACCGGAACCACCAGTGGCAGTGATGGGCACAGATGTGTACGTGCCATTGGTGTACAACGATCCAGGATTGGTGATTGCAACAGTTGCAAGTGGCCCAATAGCCGTGATTGGAGTCGGGCCAAAACCAACACCATTGTCGTTATCAGTTACCCAGCGCTCAACTCCATCTGAATAGCCAGAAACAACATAGTTCAAACCATTGTCAGCACTCATGATCATGCCGCGGCTGATACCACTGGCATTGAGGAACACTCCAACATAACCGCCAATTTTTCTAGGGCGAGCATACTGAAATCTCACCCACTTGCCGGATACATAACTGGGAGAGGCAAAGACTGTCCCGTCGCGCTGAATCCCAGCGCCCACTTGTAGTGTTACGACTTTGGCGGTCACTCAGAAAGCCCCACCAACAATGCCAACCGGCACACGCAAACCAGTTGAAGCCAATGTTCCAGCATTCACCCCATTGATCGCAAATCCCAACTGATTAGTTGCTGCGAGATACAAGCCAGTTGTCGCGCTCCCAGTAAAAGACAGAGATGGTGCTGCAGCAGATCCATTGCCCAGCGTCAGAGCATTGATGAAACTGGATGTTGATGTCTGTGCGTTGTAAACGTTCGTGCCATCGCAAATTGCAATGATCGTCTGGTTTTGCGGCAAGATGACAGTCAAAGCTCCAACAGCGCCAGTGCTAAATGTGAGCGTGAACGCACCAGTGGTGTTATTCCTAAAAGAATACAACTGAACCGTAGGAGGCAAAATTACCGTGCAGTTTGATGTCAAAACACCTTGATATTCCTGAATTATGTTTGCCGCTTCAGCAGCAGTTAAAGTAACTGTGCCACCAGTGACGTTTTTGGTAAGCTGAGTAAAGAAGAACTGAGCCGATTGCCCGTAGGCGTAGCTGTAATAAGTCGATCCACTAGATACGACAACAAACGACTCATTGATCTGCAGTTGTGCGCTGACCTGGCCATCAATGGTGTCAGACCCTTGAGGCAGCACATTCAAAATGCCTGTACCATCGTTTTTGATGATCACAAACCAGTTTTCGCCGGTTGATGCTGCAGATGGAAGAGTGACATTTCCTGCGCCACCAGTCCACACATACAAAGAAGATCGGTCATCCGATATCAATGTGTAGTCAGCAGAAAACGTTGTTACCGGCGTAGCCGTGTTCAGCGTTGTATTGATTGCCTTGAGACCATAGCCGGCCAAAGTGGCTGCATTGGCGGCAGATGTTCCTGCGCCAAATTGAACCGTGCCCCAAGTTCCATCAATGGTGCTGTTGTCAGTGACATAAATGTACTGAGCAATACCAGATGAGACAGAAACAATTGTGTTTCCACTTGCATCAACTACCGTAAATGTATTTGCACCGATGTTTCGGATTAAAGCGCTCTGACCAACAGACACCTGTGTGGCCGCGGGCATATACAACTTCAAACTAGCAACTGTCGCAGTCACTTCAACGATATTGGCTACAACATCTGTTGTATTTCCGTTGACAGGCCACTGCAACGTAGTATCAGTGGAAATCGTCAGTTCCTCATAGCCCACTTGAGATGGGCTAATCGTCTGACCAGTATATGGGTTTGTATAACTTATAGGCATAACTCTGCCTCCTTCTTGGCTTTTCTAATTGCCCAAATTGCTTTCAACCGAGCACTCTGTTCAGCTTTCCATTTTGGATCGTTCAAGGCTTTTTTTGCGCTTTCACTGCGCTTTGCTTTTGACTCTGGAGTGTTTGATGACTCTTTAATTTTGGCAGCATGCTCTGGTGAATGAGGAATTCCCTTGCGGCCGCTTGGGATGCCCTTCTTGGCGCTTGGCTTTCCCTTATTCAAAACGCTGTTCATTTCACCAATGGCTTTTTTCAGATCGGGCCTGCTGTCCCAAGTCTTCTTGTTTGACTCTCTGATTTTCTGCTTATGCTCTTTGGTCTTTGCCATTCCCATGGTGCCATCACCACCGTCGGTCATGTTGTATCCATGGGGCATCTTTGTGTTGCGCTCCGCGATCAGCATGCGCTCAATCATCTTTGCAGATTCTGCATCAAAGGCGTCTGCAATATGCGTAAACACAAAAGCATCAATGCCATATTTTTTAATGGCTCGATGGATCAGTTGGTTATCACTGGCATTCCGGTGCCGCCGCCAACGGCGCTCTAAGTGAACCGAAATGCCAACATATTGCTTAGCATTGACGGTGTTCGTGATGATGTAGATGGCGTACATGTCAAGAATCCACTGCAACTGCTTGACGATCACCAACTCGAGCAATGTCCTCTACTTTGAGGGCTTGCATGGATTCGGTGTACTTCTGCTGAAAAATCTGCCGCTGATCATTCTTCAAGAAGGGCATAGCCTGAAGCAGCGTCCCAAACAGCATGGCATTGGGTGCATTTTGAGTCAACCAGTTGGTCTGATTGGTGGAACTAAGAGGGGCAATCCGCTCGTAGTACAGCACCTCAAAAGCATAATCCTGGTCTGGCGTTGGGGCCAGATACCAGTGATCCCAGTCGGTGTCTGCATAGTACAAGGGGATACTAATCTGATTAGTATCTGGCCAATAGTTCTTCAGGTACTCGTACTTGCGAAGAAACACCGGCTGCTTGACCCCATTGACAGTCACGCTCATGGAGACCGTCTTACGCCACCTGGCCGGCTTTTGCAGGATCGGGTTGCTTGCGGTCATGGCTGACTCAACAACCTGCAATTGACCCAGCGTTTTGATCTGCTCTGCGATCTCAAACTCGGCCAGAGTAATGAAAGTGGGAATGGCATCAACAACAGCCTTGTCCTTACGCTCCAAATACTCTTGGACGATGCTAGTCAGACTGTCATACGTTAAAACCCAAGATGGGGTGCTCATGTCATTTCCTCAGTTTGTCTGGGAACTCAAAAATAAAGATTTTTCTTCTTTTCTGCGTTTATCTAACCCTGCCAGTACTTTACCGCCAGCCTTATTCCACAGCAAGAAGGCATCTGCTGCCTGTTCCCACTCACCACGATTGGCCTTGATGCGGATGGTGCTGCGCTGAAGATTGCCAACCCCTACATTGAAGGAAAAAGAAACCAAAGCGTCAAAGCTGTTTTGACGGCCAACACTGCCGGGAACAAGTCGAAGAACACCACGTTCAAAACTTGCGACATCAGCCGAGAATAATTCATCAATTTCTTGCTTTGTCCAAACACGATTGTCCTCCGGTTTGAGCGGATACTCGCTGCGGATCATCGGAATGTCGTCCTTTGTTTTCCCAAATGGCCGCACCATCGGAAGCCGGATTTGCTCTTGGTAAAGAACATGACCATAACCAATAGTCCATATGTGAGCCGGGCACAGATAGGGCCGATTCCGATACCCCTCATATCGGTGCATCAGATCAGCGCCTGCCTTGCTCAACTTCACTTCTTGCTCCACTGCCTTGATCCAAACCAAAAGCCAATGATGCCGCCCAGCATGGCCATTTCATCGCTACTGAAAATCAAGCCAGAGTATTTGACGACATCGTCAATGTTGGTGATCAGGGTGGGATGGTTCCACAAATAGACAGCCATGAAGGCGTTGATAAGAACCAACTCCAGCACAAAAATGTATGTCACTGTCGGTCGCACAGTGCCGACATAGTTGGCAACCCACTGGCTGGCTTTCTCCAGCACCTTCTCATCGTGCTTGAGCGCTGCCTCAGTCATCTGCGCCTCGGCTTGCATCATCACCTGGTCGGTGCGGATTTCCTCAATCTTTTGTTGGGCGGCAAAACCCTGCGCTGCTAAGGCCAACTCACGTTCGTTCTGCATGCGAGCTAGCGCAAGTTCATGCTTTTGATCTGCTTTGTTCTGGAAGAACTCAAGCAACTTTGGCAGGCCGCTGATCAGTAGACCGCCTAGGGTGGATATCAAAGACAACATAACTACTCCTTCTTTGCCGTGACGACATCATCACCCTTACGGACAGTGACTTTGTCGCCTTCCACATCAACCCGCATAGGCTGATCAAGCCGGTCAAGTCGCTCAATCAGCGCCCTGATGACCTCAAACTCTGGCTTTTCCTGCTTAGCAGATGCCCCAGCAATACCGTTGAGCATGGCAATCAGAGCAGTCAGGGCTGCGCTGACAAGACCGATAACGGCAGCAATCTTGGACTCCTCCAGCATCAAGCTGGCCCCAACACCGACGATCACAATGGCCGTGATGTAGGCAAGACCGTGCTTTCCAATGGCCTTACCGGCCACTTCCTTAGCGGTGCTTTGCGCCTCAAGACGGTTAAGTTCGGCCTTGGCTTGGGCTTTTAACAGTTTGAGGTCGTCTTTTTCCATCATTTATCCATCTTGTTGTCGAGTTTGTTGAAAATCTGCTTGCAGATGTCCTTCAACTCATCAATGTCCCGATGATATTGATCTTGGGTGACGTAAGTGTGCGGCATATGACGAACGTCTTTATCAAGGCGCTCAATTGCCTTGGTGATGTTGTTCAAGACCCAGCCGCCAAAAAAGGCGGCGATCCCAACAATTACGTTGAAAATCGCCTGCGTTTCCATTTACTTATTCCTTGCTCGGCGCCTCAAGAGAGTCTTTGAGCATTTTCAAAAATGCGTCCTTGCCGACCCTGAGTTGATCAAATTGGAATTGGCAAGATGCAATCTTCCTGTCCAAGTCCACACAGTGCTCAAGCATGATCTTTTGCTCCTGCGTAAAGTCGTCCAGTTGATACTCTTTGCCGTCGATGTTTACGATCTGGGGTTCTTTGTTATTGCCCATTTCGTCACTCCTTACAGACCACCATCAAGGGCTGGTGGGTTGCCCTAAAGATACGTGCAGTAAAACCCGGCTGCACCACCGGCAGATGTTGCAAGGAAGTCCAGAAACTCCACATGGCCCCTGCCAGTGGCATCCCATGCTTCCTTCGCCGCAG